GGTTCATTACTTCAAAGAAACGGTGCGAACTACGTAAAAGATGACTTTTACTTAGCTACTGCCGCTGATATAGTTGCTGATCCGTCGGCACCTGATGCTTTCGTTGAAGGTATTATGGAATCGAGGGAGTGGGTTTGGGAAAATGGCGTTCTCGTAGAGAAAGACATACAAGCCTGGAAGCGACAAGTGAGAGAGGCGAAACAAAGAGCTTTAGAAGAAACTAAGCTAAAAGTGTTTGAATCGTTTCTTAAAAAACTTTAATTTTATAAATATTATTAACAAAAAACGAAATAACTAGTTATTTTAATAAGGAGATTTCTAATGGCCGAAACAGAAAAAAACATCGAGGCGTTGGAACAGGAAGCTGTTAAAGAAGTTAGCGAAGCAAACGCTGCTAACCCTCAAGCAGATGCTCCTAAGAAAAATGCTGTAGCGGCTGAACCTTCTAAATTGTCAAACGAGGCAGAAGATTTAGGTCCTGCTGTTGTAAAACCAACAGACAGCAATCCAGACGCAACGAAAAAAACTAAGCAAGTTTCTGGCGATCCTCAACAAAAAAGTCAAGGTGCTGCTGACGCAATGCCAAAACTTAAAGAGGAAGACGAAACTGCTGTTGACAATGGTTCCGAAGAAATCAAAGAAGACGAAGTCAAAGAAGAAGTAGTAAACGAAGAAGACGAAACAATTGATGTTTCTGCTGACGTTGAGGCTTTAACTGCTGACGAAGGTCTTTCTGAGGAATTTAAGTCAAAAGCTGCTACAATCTTTGAAGCTGCTCTGAAATCAAAAGTTTCAGAAATGAAGAAAAAGATGAACGCAAGCTATGAGCAAAAGCTTAAAGAAGAATCCGAAAGTGCTAAAGCTGAATTAGTAGAGAAAGTTGACTCTTATCTATCCTACGTAGTAGAAGAATGGATGAAAGAAAACACTCTTGCTGTTGAGCGAGGCATTAAGGGAGAAATTGCTGAGGACTTCATTAGTGGTTTGAAAAAATTATTTGAAGATCACTACATTGACGTTCCAGATGAAAAATATAATGTGCTCGAAGATCAAGCTTCTAAAATTGAAGACTTAGAGAAAAAACTTAACGAACAGATTGAAAAGAATGTTGAACTGAATAAAGAAAATGGTGAATTGGTAAAACAAGACATCATTGATGAGGCATCTGCTGATTTAACAGATACTCAAAAAGAAAAGTTTAACAAACTTGCTGAAGAAGTTGAGTTTTCAAATTCTAAAGAGTTCAAAACTAAAGTAGAAACTATTAAAGAATCTTACTTTGGTAAAAAAGAAGTCAAACAAGAGAATGACATTGATAATGTAGCGGTAGGCGAAGAAACAACAAACGTTGATTTGTCAGAAGCGATGGCTGCTTATACCGCCGCTATTACAAAAACAAAAGACATTAAGTTGTCAAAATAATAGAGGAGAGAGAAAGATATGTACTTATCTGAAACTTACGAAAAAAAATGGCAGCCAGTCTTAGAACACGCTGATCTTCCAAAGATCACGGATTCATACAGACGTGCCGTTACAAGTGTTATCCTTGAGAACCAAGAGAGAGCACTAAAAGAGGATGCTGCTTTTTTAAATGAAGCTGCTCCAACAAATGCTACTGGTTCTTCTATCTCAAATTGGGATCCAATCCTAATTTCTTTAGTTAGAAGAGCAATGCCAAACCTTATCGCTTACGATATTGCTGGCGTACAACCAATGACTGGTCCAACTGGTCTAATTTTTGCTATGAGAAGCAGATACACTTCACAAACTGGTGCTGAGGCATTATTTAACGAAGCTGATACTGATTTTTCTAGTAGAAATGCTGCTGGTGACTCAACACTACCTGGTGTAGGTGGTGAAGGTTCATCTGCTCAGTCAGGAACTAATCCTGCTGTACTTAACGATTCACCTGCTGGTGCTTACACAACTGGTACTGGTATGGCTACAGCTACTGCTGAAGCTCTAGGTGATTCAGGCAATAATGCTTTTGCTGAAATGGCGTTCTCAATTGAGAAATCAACTGTGACTGCTAGAAGCAGAGCTTTAAAGGCTGAGTACACTATGGAATTAGCACAAGACCTTAAAGCTATTCACGGCTTAGACGCTGAAACTGAATTGGCTAACATCCTATCTGCTGAAATCTTAGCTGAAATCAATAGAGAAGTAGTTAGAACAATCTATTCAGTTGCTGAAAAAGGTGCTTCTGCTAATACAGGAACAGTCAACACAACTACTGAAGGTGTATTTGATTTAGATACAGACTCTAACGGTAGATGGTCAGTTGAGAGATTTAAAGGTCTAATGTTCCAAGTTGAGAGAGAAGCTAACGCTATCGCTCAAAGAACACGTAGAGGAAAAGGTAACATCATCATCTGTTCATCAGACGTTGCGTCTGCTTTACAAATGGCTGGTGTACTTGACTACACTCCTGCTCTTAACAACAATCTAAACGTTGACGACACAGGCAACACATTTGCTGGTGTATTAAACGGTAGATTTAAAGTGTACATTGATCCATATTCAGCAAACAATACTGCTAGCCAGTATTTCGTTGTTGGATACAAAGGTACATCTCCGTATGATGCTGGTATATTCTACTGCCCATACGTGCCATTACAAATGGTAAGAGCTGTTGGACAAGACACATTCCAACCAAAAATTGGATTTAAGACAAGATACGGCTTAGTTGCTAACCCATTCGCACAAACTGGAGCTATCTCTGGTGCTGCTACTGCGGTTAATGACGCTGGTAACTTAAATTCAAACAGATACTACAGACGAGTTAAAGTTTCTAACTTAATGTAATATCAGTTGGATTACCAACTTACAAAAGGGGAGGCGTTAAAACCTCCCCTTTTTTTTAGCATATAAATACTTCTATGACTATAATTAATTCACTTGCTAGACAACCAACTGCCCAAGATTATGCTAGTCCTACACAGTTTAAGTTTAGTATAATTAAGTTACCTAAAGTAGAATACTTTTGTACTGCTGTAAACATACCTGGAATATCATTAGGTTCAGTTAGACAACCTACGCCATTTAGAGATATACCACTTCCTGGAGATAGTATCACTTACGATACTTTGACAATGACTTTTATGGTAGATGAAAACTTAGAAAACTACCAAGAGATACACGGTTGGATAGTAGGTTTAGGATTTCCTAGAGGTTATGATGAATACAGAAACTTAGCATCAGCAGGTAATGATAGATTTCCTGGTACAACAAATTCAGTTTCTACAGAACCAGGTAAAGTAAAATATGGTTCTACACAAGCAGGTGGAACTTATTCAGACGCTACACTATCAATACTAACAAGTAAAAACAACCCTATAGTTGAAGTTAGATTTAGAGATTTATTTCCAACAGCATTGACTGGTTTAAGTTATGACCAACAAGCTGGTGATGTAGATTATCTAACGGCAACTGTAACATTTAATTATAAAATATACGATTTTGCTAACGTAGGTTCATCAACAACCTCAGTAACAACATCTTAATAACCTTTACAATTTAAAGGTTTTGTGATATAATGGAGATATTATGGATTTAGAACAATTACAAGAATTGGTTGACAAAGACTTAAAAATTAATGATACAGAACTTGATTTAGAAGCTCTTAAAACACCTCAACTACACAACAAATATATGAAATACTTAACTAAGTTTAAGTTAATGTTAAGTAGAGCAGAAACAGAATACAATACACTTAAAAGAGATAAGTGGGAATACTATACAGGTAAATCACCAGCTGAAGTTTATGCTTTAAAACCATTTGATTTAAAAATATTAAAAACTGATATTGACAAATATTTAGATTCAGATGAAGATTTACAAAGACAAAAACAAAAGGTTGATTATCTACAAACAACAGTTGACTTTTTAGATAGAACTATTAGACAGATAAGTAATAGGGGTTTTTTAATTAAAGACGCCATTGATTGGAGAAAGTTTACTAGTGGAGCTATTTAATGTTTTTAGATTCAGCATACTTTATTAAAGAAGATGCTTTTTCAGAATCGTTTTGTAATAATATATTAAAACAAGGCGACCAGAAAAAGTTAGAGTTAGCAAAAATTGCTGACGGCAATCAACTTAATAGAAAATCACATATTGGTTGGTTGAATGATAAGTCTTTAATAGAACAAATCACACCTGTTATTAACGAAGCAAATGAAACCGCTGGTTGGAACTTCTTATTAAGAGATTTTGAACCATTACAATATACCATTTATAATATAAGAGATCATTATGATTGGCATATTGATACACACGCTAAGTCATACAAAAATGGTTTAGTTAGAAAAATAAGTTTTACTATCTGTTTAAATGATGATGAAACAATAAACAATAACTATACAGGTGGCAACTTTGAAATCTGTATACCTCACCCACGTTACGAAAAAAACAAATACTTTAAATTTAAAGAGAATTTTAAACAAGGAACTATTATAGTTTTTCCCTCACACGTATGGCATAAAGTACATCCTGTTAAATCTGGTACAAGAAAAGTATTAGTTGGTTGGGTTGTCGGTAAACCTTTTGTATAATGACTACTACTAGATATTTAATTATAGATAAAAAAGATGAAGTCTATCTTAAAATAGAAGCAGACGCCGATATTAGACGTGAACTTGGAGAATACTTTACCTTTGAAGTACCAGGTTTTAAGTTTATGCCACAATATCGTAATAGAGTTTGGGACGGTAAAATAAGATTATTCAGTTATGCCACAGGACAAATATATGCTGGCTTATATCCTTATATCATAGATTGGTGTCAAAAAAATAATGTACAAATTGTAGATGGTACAAAGATAAAAGATGTAAACGTAACAGACGATAATATTAATAAGTTTATTAAAGCACTTAAAGTGCCATTAGAAATAAGAGATTATCAAAAAGAAGCATTTGTACATTCAGTAAAAAAGAATAGATGTTTACTAGTTTCGCCGACGGCATCTGGTAAATCACTTATTATTTACTTAATGTTAATCTTTAATTTACTTAGATTAAAAGATACTAAACAAGATAAGATACTTATTATTGTGCCTACCACATCATTAGTAGAACAGTTATTTAAAGACTTTAAAGATTATGGTTACAATAGTGTAAGAAATGTACATAAGATATATTCTGGACACGATAAAGATACAAATAAAAGAGTTATTATATCTACTTGGCAATCCATTTATAATATGCCAAAGAAATGGTTTAATCAATTTGGTATGATTATTGGTGATGAAGCACACTTATTTAAAGCTGTTTCATTAACAAAGATTATGACTAAACTTATTAACTGTAAATATAGAGTTGGTCTTACAGGTACTTTAGATGGTACTAAAACCCATAAACTTGTATTAGAAGGTTTATTTGGTACTGTTAATAAAGTTGTTTCTACTAGTGAACTACAAGAAAGAAAACAACTTGCTGATTTAAAAATTATTTGTTTAATTTTACAACACGATTCAACTGCTCGTCACTTCTTAAAAGATAAGTCATACCAAGAAGAAATGGATTACCTCGTTTCTAACGAAAAAAGAAATAAATATATACGGAACCTTTGTTTGTCTTTACAAGGCAATACTTTATGTTTATTCCAATATGTTGAAAAACACGGTGTTATATTAAAACAATTAATAGAAGATAAAGCCGAAGATAAAAAAGTTTTCTTCGTATTTGGAGGAGTAGAGGCAGATGAACGAGAATCTATTAGAGCGATTACTGAGAAATCGGATAATGCTATCATTATTGCTAGTTACGGCACTTTTTCTACTGGCATTAACATTCGCAATTTACACAATATTGTTTTTGCTAGTCCTTCAAAGTCTAGGATACGTAATTTACAAAGTATTGGTCGTGGTCTTCGGTTAAAAGATAATAATTCAGCTGCTACTTTATACGATATTGCTGATGATATTTCTTACAATGAAAAAGAGAATTACACACTTCAACACTTTAAAGAAAGAATAAATATTTACAATGGAGAAGATTTTAATTATGAGATACATAACGTAGAGTTAAACAATGCCAGAGATAAACATTAAAATAGTAAAACAAATTAAGATTGTTAAACTAGTAAATGGTGATGACATTGTCACTGCTTTTCCTATAGAACAATTAGAAGACAAGTCGCCATACATTCGACTCGTTAAACCATTACAAATTAAATACGTTCCTCAATTTACAAAAGCTGGATTAAAAGACTATATTGCTTTAATTAAATGGAATGGATTTACACACGATCCAATTGTTACAATTCCTAAAGATAAAATATTAACGATAACAAACGCCACAGATGAGATGAGTAGAAGTTATCATCAAATAGCCAAAGGGTATGAAAAAATTGATCCTCCTCAACAAGGAAAAAATACTGAAGAACGTTATGAACAAGAAAGACTTGACGAGGAGATGGAAGAAGAATATAATGAAATATTTGATAGTTTTAGAGATATTAAAAAGACACTACACTAGTACCTGGTATTATCCTTATCAAACGGCTACACGCCTCATTATACACATTTTTTCCCAAAAGTCAATGTTGAATGAAAAAAAGTGAATGGAAAATTGAAGCAGGTTTTGATACAGATAATCAACAAAAATCTGTTATAGAATACTATCATTTTACAGGCACTCCTCAACAATTAGAAAAACATATGTTAAACAAATACAAAAAAGGTGCCGAATATGTCACTGTAGAATTGTATAAGGATTGACATTTTTGAAGAAAGGTGTTATATTATAAAGATTATGAAAACTAAAAAAAAGACCGAACATTACGTAGATAATAAAGAGTTTTTAGAGGCGATGAAGGAGTATAAGAAACTTTGTAGAAAGGCAAAGCGAGATAAACTTCCTAACCCGCCAGTAACAGATTATATAGGTGGTTGTTTTTTAAAGATTGCGAATCATTTATCATACAGACCTAATTTTATTAATTACACTTTTAGAGATGATATGATTTCTGATGGTATTGAAAATTGTTTACAATATTTAAACAACTTTGATCCAGAAAAATCAAACAATCCTTTTGCTTACTTTACTCAAATTATTTTCTATGCTTTTGTACGAAGAATACAAAAAGAAAAGAAACAAGTAACAATTAAACACAAGTTAATAATGGATGCTAATTATGATGATATGACATTACAACCTGGTGAAGATAGAGAATTTAGAAATCAATTTAGTGAATTTTTAAGACAAAATACAGTTATTGATGAAAAACCAAAAGAAAAGAAACCAAGAAAGAAAAGAACATCAAAATCTAATTTAGAATATTTTATATAATGAAGATTGCCTTATTAAACGATACTCACTTTGGTGTGAGAAACGATAGTCCTGCTTTTTTAGAATATCAAGTTAAATTCTATGATGAACAATTTTTTCCATACTTAGAAGAAAACAATATTCAAACACTAATACATTTAGGTGATGTAACTGATAGACGTAAGTTTATTAATTTCAAAACAGCTAGTGTGTTTAGAGAAAAGTTTTTTAAACGATTATGGGATATGAAAATTGATACTCATATTATTGTAGGTAACCACGATACTTATTATAAGAATACTAACAAAGTTAATTCTGTAACTGAACTGTTTACAACGTTTGATGGCAAACACGAACCTTGGATATACACAGGTCCAAAAGAAGTTGAACTAGGTGGTTGTCGTATGTTATTTCTACCTTGGATATGTGATGACAATTATGATGAATCAATTTATGCTATTGATAATTCAACGGCGGAAATATGTTTTGGTCATTTAGAAATTAAAGGTTTTGAAATGATGAAAGGACATTATAACGATCAAGGACTAGAACCAAGTCAATTTAAAAGATTTGAAAAAGTTATTTCTGGTCACTTTCATAAAAAGTCAGATGATGGTCACGTTTATTATTTGGGTGCTCAATATGAAATGACTTGGTCTGATTATAAAGACCCAAAAGGATTTCATATCTTTGATACACAAACAAGAGAATTAGAAAGAATAACTAATCCAAAAAGAATACATAAAAAAATATATTATAACGATAGTAAAGAAGATTATAGCAAAAAAGATATATCAGAATTTAAAGACACCTTTGTTAAGATGTTTGTATCAAATAAAACAAATGAAGATATGTTTAATAATTTTGTTGATAGATTACAAACTAAAATTAATATACACGAATTAAATATAATAGAAGATAGTATGTCAGATATATCTGCTAGTGTAAGAGAAGATATATTAGAACAAGGCGAAGATACACTTACATTTTTAGGTAACTATGTTGACCAAATAGACACAGATTTAGATAGACACAAGTTAAAAGATTTTATTAAAGATGTTTACACGGAGGCAAGTGAAAGATGAGTAAGATAACAAATGTTAAGTCAACCCATATGAATTGGGGTCCTTATGTTATGAAAACAAAACTGCCAGATTATATTATTAAGAAGTTAAAAACTGAAGGTAAGAAAGCAAAACAATCTTACAATCACGCATTAGCAGGTCATTTAGATAATCAATTTTTATATCCACAAAATATACAAGAGTGGTTTTACAATGAGATACACCCTATCATACAAGCATATAGAAATGGTCATTGTAAGTTTCACGGTATAGAAGAATTAAATGTAGATTTTAAAGCAGATGATCTATGGGTTAACTTTATGGAAGCAGGTGACTTTAATCCTGTACATATACACGGTGGCGATTATTCGTTTGTTATATTTGTAGATGTACCAAAAGAATTAAAAAAAGAACAAGAAGAATATGAAGGAACATCAGCAAAACCAGGTTCGTTGATGTTTGAATTTACACAACAAGCAAGACCTCGTTGGGCAACCACAGGCACAGCAATTAAACCTGAAACAGGAGATATGTTTATGTTTCCTGCTTTACTACAACATTGGGTCTGTCCATTTAAATCTAAAGTAACAAGAATAAGTGTGTCAGGCAATTTAAGAATTATTAACAAGGATAAACTACCACGTGATTATTTTTAAGAAAATTAGATGGAAAAACTTTTTATCTACAGGTAATACACCTATAGAAGTTGATTTAAATAAGTCACCTACATCATTAATTATTGGTTCAAATGGTTCAGGTAAATCAACCTTATTAGATGCTGTTTGTTTTGTATTGTTTAATCGACCATTTAGAATTATAAAGAAAGAACAAATTGTCAATACAATAAACAACGGAGATTGTGTTGTTGAAATAGATTTTAACGTAGGCAGAAAAACATATCAAGTTAGACGTGGCATTAAACCTAATTTATTTGAAATCTATTGTGATGGCGAATTATTAAACCAAGAAGCCAATACAGTTGATTATCAAAAAGTATTAGAACAAAATATAATGAAACTTAATTATAGATCATTTGTACAAGTCATTATATTGGGTTCATCCTCTTATGAGCCGTTTATGAAGATGAAAGCAAGATATAGACGAGATGTAGTTGAAGAAATCCTTGATATTAAGGTTTTTACACAAATGGACTTGATATTGAGAGATCAACAGTCATTATTAACAAAAAATATCACCGAGGTTCGTCATAGATGTGAATTGATAGAGTCCAACTATGAATTACAGTCTAAACACTTAAACACTCTAAAAACACGCCAAAACCACGACAAAGGGTATAAAGAAGACACTATTAAGAAAAACAAAGAAGATTCAGAAAAATTACGTAAAGAAATTGAAGAAATACAAATACAGATAAAAGTTAACCAAGAACAACTAAAAAACAAAGAACCTGTTGAAGATAAGTTAAAGAAACTTACAAAGTTAGAAACAAAGATAGAACAAAATCTATCTACACATAAAAAGAGTTTAGAGTTTTTTGAAGAAAATGATAATTGTCCTACGTGTACACAAAAGTTAGAAGAACAATTTAGAGGTGAAAAAATTGCTTTTGAAAAAAGTAAACTAATTACTTTAAATGATGGTATGAAAGATTTATTAAAAGAGATTTCTGCTACTGAAGAACGACTTACAACTATGAGTAAAGTATCGGATAAAATCTATGATATGAATATACAACTTTCAAAATTAAATACATCACTAGAAAATTTAGAAAAGTATAGTCAAGGTATCCAAGAAGAATTAAATAAGTTAGAACATACAAAAGAAGACATTACACTTATTGAAACAGAACTAGCTGAAATGACTAAACACTTAACAGAATCTAAAACAGAACTAGATAAGATTACGGAAGAAAAAAAATACGTAGATATATTAAGAGAGATATTATCAGAAAAAGGTGCTAGAAAAAGAATTATTAAAAAGTATTTGCCTATAATGAATACTCTTATTAATCAGTATTTACAATCAATGGACTTTTTTATATCGTTTCATTTAGATGAAGAATTTAATGAAACAGTTAAAAGCAGACATAGAGATACGTTTGATTATAATTGTTTTAGTGAAGGCGAAAAAATGAGAATAGATTTAGCGTTAGTATTTACTTGGCGTGCTATTGCCAAAATGAAAAATAGTACCAATACAAATTTACTAATACTAGATGAGATATTTGATAGTAGTTTAGATGGTCAAGGAACGGAAGATTTCTTTAAGATTATTCAAACACTAACAAATGAAAATGTCTTTATTATATCACACAAAGGAGATATATTATTTGACAAGTTTACCAATATTATTAAGTTTGAAAAACAAAACAACTTTACGAGGTTACAAAATGTCTAATGAATTAAAATTAATACCACCAAACGATCAAAGAGTTAGGTCAGCAATACCTGTTTTTAAAAACGAATTGTTAGAAAGATTTGGATTTAAAGATAGAAAAGAATTATCAGATAAAATGTTTGAAACAATGAACAAATATCACGGATTAGGTTTAACTGCTAATCAAGTAGGACTACCTCTAAATGTATTTGTATTAGGTGGTCATCCAAAAATAGAAAACGGTTTAAAGATGACTTGTTTTAATCCTATGATAATATCAAGTAGTGAAGAAAAAGTTTTAATGAAAGAAGGTTGTTTAACTTTTCCATTTGTCTTTTTATCTATAAGTCGTCCAAGAAAAGTTGTTGTTAAATATGAAGATGAAAACGGCGAATTACAAGAAGGACATTTAGATGGTATGGTAAGTAGAATATTCCAACACGAATATGACCATACACAAGGTAAAATGTTTGTAGAATATGCTAGTAAAATGAAACTAGATATGGCATATAAAAAAGCTGAAAAGATGATGGATAGATTACAACAAGGTGGTGAAGTTGTCGAAAAAATCTAAGAAAACATATATTCACGTCAACCAACACGTGATAAGGAGTAATAAAAAGAATGAAAGAAACGATCCAGTTATTACGGTTAAGCAAGGTAGTAAGAATGTTTATTGCCATAAAGTGGCTATTAACGGACCATCCGTT